GATGTAACGAGATGAGCAAACATATCTACACACTCATAATCCACTACATGAACGGCTCAAAGGATGAGTTGCCGTTCGATGTGTATAGTGCTGTGCGTGATTACTACCAGAACAACATCTCATACTCGGGTGGACGTGTGAAGCGTGTTGAAGTGGGCATGAACCTTGAAGGCTCGCTGCGTGCTATTTGGGACATAGCGTGGCATCCAACTAGTCAACAAGAGGGACTAAGAGCATGACTGACACGATACACAAACGCGCACACATCACAGCTACCCGCACACGAGCAGATGAACTCAAGCCCGGCGACTTGTTCTCTATTGTTGGTGATGAGTATTGGTCAGCAGCACTAGACAGCGGGTCCATAGGTGAGTGTGTGTACATACGCACGAACATCGACCACGCAGTTGCACATGATGGCGATACATACGTCTATCGTATCGTTGTCGAACTGCAAGACATAGCACCTGCTATGGGAGTAGATATAGATGACTAGACGCATGTACAGCATAGAAGAACTGTATGAGATACTGCAGGATCATCGTATCTCTGAAGGTAAAGAGCCTGCCGCTATCACTAAGGTAATGCCACTAGTCAAAGCGCCTAACTGGCCTGATGCTGATAAAGCGTGTTGTCTTATCACGCATCCATTGATGTATCTACAAGTAGACTTTGATGATGAGCCTGATGATGAGTAACAACAATGACAACATCTGGATACAACCAGGCACACGACTGCACATGCTCGTCTATCGAGCAAAGACAGCCACGTGGGAGGTTTGGGTGGCTACCGACAGCCGTCAAGGTGATAGTGCTAAGTGGCTCGGTACTTACATGGAGCTACATCACGATGGTAAGTGTGAGCAGCACTATCGGTCTGAAGTAGATATACGCAGTATAACTGTCAGACCATCTCTATGGGAATATGTGTGTACAGGTAGCGGTCAGCCTGCAGAGTGTGCACTAGGTGCACGTGTTAGCTGCCCGCATTGTGAACTCAGACAGTATGCAGAACGAAAGGAGTTGAAGTGATGCCACTACTCAGTGATCAGATCAGCGACATGGATCAATCACGCATGGACTTCATTGACAAGCTCAATGACCATGTGCATCAGCTACGTGAGGAACTGCGTGTGAGTGAGTTGATCTTGCATTCAGTTGTCAAGTCGTTGAGTAAGAAGTCAGTAGACATGGAACAGCTTGACTTATTTCTAACCAACGAGAGAAAGGAACAACATAGACCAGTCATCTTCAGCAAGCATGAGCAATCAGTACTAGTACAGGTGCAACACGCACTTGAAGGCGCTACAAAGCGCATCAACGAACAGGAGTAAATGACTATGACTATGCCTGTTGTCTACGTGCTACATGAGCACGCTAACGAGCATCACTTCGGCTTGATACCTTCGTTCCTCGATGAAGATGACGAACGTAAGGCGGTTGAGCAGCTTGATGGCAACTATCAACACGGTGGTGGTTGGCGTCCAATGCCGAACTTCAAGCTGCTCGGCGGCTATGTGCTACAGTATCCAGGCGACCCACCGCTAAAGCCACTTGGCTTCATGAAGCTGCGTGATGAAATGGTCTTTGTCTACCAGTATGGCATAGTTGCAGTAGTACAGAAAGACAGAAGCTTTGAAGTCGCGCGTATGGACTAACTACTAACTACAACCACAACACACAACATAAGGGTGAGCACTATGTCTACAATCTGCTTCTACAACAACGGCACGCTCGACAAGCGTGCGTTCACAATGCTCGGCTTGAGTGCTAAGAGTGACGACAATGCTATTGGCTTCTTCGGCACTGGCTTCAAGTATGCAATCGCCACGCTGTTGCGTAATAAGTGCGGCGTGCAAGTATATGCGCGTGATCAAGGCAAGAGCACTTATACAGTGTATGACTTCCACACCAAACGCGACAAGTTCCGCAACAAGGAGTTTGACTTCATCTACTGCAGTTATCCTCTGAGCAGCTACGACAATCCGAATGGTGTAGTTGAGATAGAACTTCCATTCACCACACATCTAGGTGCCAACTGGAAGATGTGGCAGGCATATCGTGAGCTATACACCAATGCACTTGATGAAAGCGGCGGTGTAATGCTGTGTGGTGATGACTTCGACTTCGAGCATGATGTGTGTGTGCTGATCGTTGACAACAAGGACAATGAGTTCATCAACGTGCATGAGAAGCATCACATCTACTTCCTCGATCGTCCTACTCTAGCTGAGAGCCGCCGTATGCGCTGCGTTGAGCGTGTAGTTGAGGCCGACAGCGCAATCTACTACAAAACAATGTTTACAGGTACGAAGGTCGATAAGATGACGTACTTGACCTACGACTACAAGTCCACGCAGACGTTGACTGAGGATCGTACCATAGCCGACACGTGGTACATCAAGCATCACATCACCGAAGTGTGGCTACAAGGCATGAGCTACGAGATGTTGATTGAGAGCTTGCCACGTGTCTCACGAGATGACTACTATGAGTATCAACTGTCAACTGACTACTGCTCTCCTAGCGAGCAGTTCATCCGTGCGTGTGCCTACTTGATAGAACACCAACGTCCAATGCCGATGTGGGCACGTGACATCTACACTAAGACACGCCCATTCATCGAACAAGTTGAAGGCTACAAGCCTAATCGCTTTCAACAGAAGATGCTTGAGAAGGCACTATTCATACTCAAGCATCACGGCTGTATCATCGACACCGATAAATTAGTTGCGTGTGCTTCACTGCCTGACAACTTTCTCGGTATGTACAGAGACAACAACATCTACATCGCTAAGAAAGCATTCGAGCAGGGCTTCACTAAGTTACTCGGTACGTTGTATGAAGAATACGTACACATGTCACACGACTACGATGACTTCACACTAGCGATGCAGAACTTTCTTGTTGATAAGTGCGCTTCGCTGATGGAACAGATATATGCTATGGAGGAAGACTACAGAGAGAAGTAGTCGTAACGGCACCTAGTGCTGGGCTTAGTGCTGGGCACCGGGCTTCGCCCGTAGTGTGTAGCGTTGCGTAGTAGTAGCCACATACAACAAGGTCGCGCATCTGTGTGTGGCTACTACACCCTTCCTCCATTCACAAGGACAACGACAATGGCTAATGAAGTCGAACTCGAAGTACTCGGTGACAACTACATGATCGACGCTGTAGTTGATCCTACTACGCCAGTGCCTGACATGGTGAAAGCGCATCTGCGCCACCTGCTCGTAGCTTGCGAGCTAGGTGATCTTGTAGTCATACAGTGTATAAGCACTAGCGACGGCGCACCAGTCTACGTGCTCTGTGCACACGTCATGTCGGTCAACAATGTGTGCAAACTCTTGCCAATCTGTGAGCTAGAGAACAGCAACAACATTCTAGCGCGCATGCGACCGCCATCGGTGCTGCCAGAAACAGTGTTCGCTAAGCCTGCCTACAGCGGTAGCTACGTAGTTGGCGTTGTAGAACATCCTGACGGCAGTGTGAACATGGTGCAGATGCCTGATGATGACAGTAGTAGTGTGCACTAACACCAAATTAACGGAGGCCAACATGACCGAAGTTGAATTGAGAACTCTCAAGGTAGAACTCAGTGACCGCCTCAACAATTACCTGATCGAAATGAAGCCAGGCTATGACGACTCGATCACCGGCTTCAACGAAGCGTGGGACGTGATGGGCAAGTTCTTCGATCACAAGATCGTGGCATTAGTAGCCCAAGATCAACGAACGGAGTAATGATGTGCCCACTCGGTGTGTTGAACTGCCTCGACAACATGTGGTACGATGTGAAGTGGTGGTGGTACTACCTACGTAGCCTCATACCGCTGTTCCTACTACTCTACGTGCTGCCTATAGCACTCCTACTACGTGGAGCTAGACGATGGTTGAGAAGAAGACAATACCTGCGCATGTAGTAGAACAGCGTGCTAAGCGAGTAAACGAAGGCCGCAGCAAACGCCTTCGCGGTCGTCGTGAGCAGTCCGAACTACACGATGTGTTTAGACGCATCAACATGCACAATGGCAACAAAGAAGTGTGTTGGGAGTGGTCAGGTGCGCATGGTCTAGGTACACGTGGTGAGTATCGTGCACGTGTGAGAGTTGCACAGAAGGACTACTACGTACATCGCATCGTCTACTCCCTTTATACAGGGTATGAACTGCAGGAGAAAGACGTTGTTAGACATATGTGTGACAACAGTTGGTGCTGCAATCCCTACCACATGCTCATAGGCACACAGGCTGACAACGTGCAGGATATGCTTGAGCGCGAACGTGTAGGCATCAAGCTGTTCCACATCAAGCGCATCATGCAGATGTTTGAAGTCGGTTGCACTGCTGAGTACATCTGTGAGAAGATGAAGCAGGGCTACAACATGCAGCTTGATGTGTCAGTCATTCGTAAGATACGACTGCGCAAGGTATACAAGCACGTCGAGTGGCCGTGGGGTGATGCATACGCTCATGAACGTAGACAACGCCTGCGTGAAGTACGTGCTGCAAAGCTTGCATCTGATCCTGAGTGTGGTATAATAAGTAATAGTCAACAAGGAGAGACTAGCCATGACGAAGAAGAAGGTTGAACTGCTGCCGCTTGAAGTACGAGTTGCACAGTGTATAAATGACTTCCCAAAGCCAGCTACTACACAGGACACAGTTGATCAACACGCTTCCGAGTACGCAGTTGCTAACCTGCTGCGCTCATATGCAGAGAAGCGGTACGATGCAGCGAAGAAGACAGTGCTCGATGTGTACGACGTTGAAGTTGCTAAGGTGCGCAATGAAGCTGCCAAGCACATGATGAAGGCAACTACTCAAGTAGATGGTGAAGATTGGCTACTCATGCTCAACGCTAACAAGCCTGCCACACGTGTTGACGTTGACGAGTTGAGAACAGAGTTGATCAAGTGTGGTGTGAGTGTCAACATCATCGACGCAGCCGTTGCCAAGGTCACTAAGAAGTCAACGCCCGCGCTGATTGTGACTGCTGTGAGTGTGAACAACAAGAAAGACTAACAACATGACAGACGACAAAGGCAAAGTCGTCAAGCTGCGCCAGCCTACTGCATCAAGCAGTAGTGCTGGCGTTGCTATTGGCGATGTGATCAATCCGAAGTCGCTGCTCAACATGACTGATGTAGAGCAGGAAGTCTTTCTCAATCAGCTACGTGATAGACGCATGCGTGCTGCTGAACAGATGCGTCGTGCTGCACATGCTAAGCTGCAAGTCACAGCACTCGCCATCTCTATCAAGCTAGAGAAGAAAGCTGACCAAGTACAGCGTCAGTACGACAAGGCATCTAAGGCCCTGGACAAACTTGAAGAACTGATCTACGATCTGCGTGCGCTCACACTACAGTACACCGATGTAGACATTGCTAAGGCGGTGGATGATGTCATCAAGTAAGACAGTCACACCGAGTGTGCGCTACAAGCTCGACAACCTACGCACAAAGCGCAGCAGTGAGAAGCGTGCACGCATTGGCACGTACCTCATACAATTCGCTGAGATGGCGATGAACAATGAGTACGTGAGCAACGTCAAGTATGACACCAAGACAGGCATGCTCACGTTCAAGTACAACGGTCGCCGCGTTGTGTATTGGGTAGGTGCTGAGAAGATGATAGTGAGCAGTCGCAGCACTTATACAATGTATGACTACTACCCAGCCGCGTACTTCCTAGTTGCAATCCACCACAACGGTCCCGACGACTTCAACATAAGGAGCTAACAATGGTGAACTACGTACAACGTGCACGTGATGTGCGTCTACTCGTCAAGTCAGAAGGTATGGAGCGTGGTCTACTGAAGGCAGTCGAACGTCTAGCAGAAGACAACGAGATGCTGCGTCAAGAGATGCAGGCCATAGTGCAGACAGTCAACAAGATGGCAGACATCGTTGCTGACATTGCAGCAGTAGGTCAGAAGTTGAAGGGTGATTGGGAGCAGGTGCGTAGAACATTCCATCCTGACAAGGACATGAACTAGTGACTGTTAGACGATACATCGACCCGTTCGACTTTCGTGAGCCTGTGTTAGTAGGTAGACCACCTATACACGTAGGCTGGCACATGGATTGGGAAGCATACCACGCTGAATGTGACAAGCGTGATAGAGAGGAAGCAAATGATAGTCAAACCAACAACCGATAAGACGCTACCGTGGGTAGACTACTCTACCATGAGTGCAGTCAACACGTGTCCTAGATGGGGCCTCATTAACAGTTGGCATGGTAAGCGTCTGCCTACTGGCACTGATCGTGTACTACCACTTGAAGCTGGCAGAGCTATGCATGACGTGTTCGCTTGCTGTCGCTTGTTCGACTTACTAAGCAACATACCTGATGGCTCGTTAAGTATCATGCGCATCAACGAATATGCACGTAAGCTACTCAACAGCGCCGAGTATCCTGATCGTTGGTCACAAGCGTTGTATTACTTCGACAGCAGCGAAGACGCAGAGACGCGGTGCATGCAGATGTGTCTCAACTTACTCGAAACATCAGGCTACCACGACGATCCACGTGACACACGCCGCACGCAAGCTAACCTAGAAAGCGCAGCAATCAACTACGTGCAACGCTATCCACTTGGCCGCTTCATCCCTATCATGACAGACACGCTGATAGGCATAGAGGTTCCTTTCGATGTCACACTCCATGACAACGATGCTACCCCTGTTATTCGCTTCATTGGTCGTGTGGATGCTGTGTGCCGTGACACGTTGCGTCCTTCCGATCCAACTCCCGAAGTACATGAGAACAAAACCGGCAGTCGTATTGACACTGTGTGGTCTAGTAGCTTCGACACTAGCAACCAAGTTACTGGCTACTGTGTTGCAATGACGATGATCTTGGAGCCTATACTAGAAGGCAAGACGATCAGCAACGTGGTGATGTGGGGCTTGCAGATACCTGTGCCTAAGTCGGGCATGTATAGTGAAGGCGTCATGCGCTACCCAACTAGCCGCAATGCGCAGTCATTCTTTGAGTGGGGTCAGTGGGTACAGCATACACTCGGCATCATCATGAAGTATGAAGAAGACCCCACCAATGCGCCGATGTACACACATAGCTGCAACAGATACTTCCGTAGCTGCTCACTCATACCGCTGTGTGTAGAGACACCTGAGCAACGCAAGCACATCTTCGACAATGAGATGGTGACTAATCGCTGGTCGCCACTAACAGAGACACTAGACCCATGAAGATATACTGGCTGTGGGGACTTGCTGAGGACATGGAGTTGAAAGGTCGTTGGCCACGTTGGCTATGGCGCAAGATCAGCAAGTGGCAAGATCGTGCACATGGCTGGCACCATCCTGATAGTTGGTACGAAGACGACTAGACTTGCGTGTGTTTGTAGATGTGTTATACTATGTATAGCTGAGGGAGAGATAGCATGGAGTTGAAGATAGAGAAGCCGTCTGACATACCTACTCGTATGTCTATGATACTGTGGGGTGATAGTGGTTGTGGCAAGACTACACTAGCTGCAACTGCTCCAGGTCGTAAGCTGTTCATGATGTTCGATCCCGATGGCGACATGTCTATACGCAGTATAAATGATTGGCAGCGTGTAGCACTTGCTAATGAGAAGCCGGTTGACATCGTGAAGGAAGGCATGAAGCCTGATCCATTCGGTATCTCTAAGCATCTCGATGACTTCGACACTGTTGTAGTAGACAGTCTGACTAAGTTCTCTGAGCACGCACTACAGTACGCAGTCATCGTCAACGCTCACAAGAAGTCCACCATCGAGAACCCAGGTCTACCCGGCTACGGTACACGCAACATCTACGTAGGCGCATTCGTCAGTAACATGATCCGCGTCACGAGTATGCTCAACAAACATCTGATACTCATCACGCATGAGAAGGATGCAGACCGCAACGCTGATGGTGCTATCGTCGGTGTCTCTATGATGCTCGGTGGTCAACTACCGAACGTGACAAGCAAGGACATCTCCGAAGTATGGAACATGCGTGATCACGGTGGCAAGAGATACATTGCAATCAGACCTGAACGCTTCCGTGCACCGATGAAGTCACGCATGTTCGACATGACTGGCAACACCAGCTTTGAGTGGCGCTACAACGCTAACACTGGCATAGGTACAACGCTCGCCGAGTGGTGGGACAAGTACACCACAGGTGAGTACGTCAAGTTACCAGTTCCGAAATAGTTCTACCACACCTAGTGGTAGTCCTATCCACATGGGCTAGATGCAGTGACTTGCTAGCCCGCTCGTTGTGGTTATACAGTGTACAAGTCACATCAACAGAGAGAGGTTACTACAATGGGTCTACTGACCTTTAGTGCTAACATTGCAGATGCAGAAGCTCCCCCACAGTTGCCGCCGGGTGAGTACAAGGCAATCTGCACTGCTGCTCAAGACAAGCTCGCTGCATCGTCTGGCAACCCGATGCTGACACTTACACTGCAGGTGCCTCGCACTGAGTTCCCTGCTGACTTCGATCCAGGTGACGGTGTTGATGAGCTTACCTTCACCTTGAATGTGGTAGCTCGTGATATACCTGCTGACCGTTGGCGCATGAAGAAGGTGTGTCAAGCCTTCGGTGTTGCTGCATCTAACAGCATCGACCCCAACGAGTTCGTTGGTCGTGAGGCTCGCGCCCGCGTTCGTACTGGCGTGGACCTTGAGAAGAACCCACGCGCCGAAGTCAGTCAAGTGTTGCCACTCTAACTACCCTGTGCTAGTACTTGCTAGGTGGCTACAACGGCCACCTAGCACTTCAACTCTTATAAGAGGATTATCCCTATGGCTACATCTCCTGCTCGTTCTATGTCTGCTGCATCTGGCTCTACTAAGAAAGCTGTCCAGCGTGCACCGCAGAAGCGCACCTTCCATTTCTTTGTCAGTGTCACCGACGCAGCGGGCAACCAAATCCCAGGTGCCAAGCTGAAGGTGGATCGCATCATCAGCGATGCTCGTAAGGTGATCGAGTTCATGGATACACCTGAGTACGCAACGCTCGGTCTGACACGTATCAAGCATGAAGTCGTGGCGAACAAGCGTGGTGGCGAAGACGATGGAGCTACGTCAGTCGGCTAACGGCTCACCCCCTGCTGACTGATGAGCAGCGCCGCACACAATGTCGCTCCCCGCGGTTCAGAGTGTGCGGCGTTTGCTTTCATACAATGTATAACTCAAACACATGGAGACTACAATGGCTGAACAAGGTGGTAGTTTAGGTGCGTTCCGTGTTCGTGAGAGCTTCAATCCCAGTGGTGACAACGTAGTTGACAAGATCAAACGCTACACCGCTGACCTGATCGACTTGTGTGAAGACTTCAAGAAGTCCGATGGCAGTGTCACTAATAGCATGGCTCGTAATGAACAAGCTCGTCTCGCATCACTCGCACAGACTGCATACGAAGACGCTGCTATGTGGGCAGTGAAGGCTGCTACTGCTAACAAGTAAGACTACAGACTAAGCGCGAAACCAGCAGCTACATCGCTGCGCTGCGTTAAAGGACATTGCTATGACCGCAGACGAGAGCATTAGTGCGAGCACTCTAGACGTAGAACAACAACGCGCTATCGAGTTGTGTGTAGACAAAGAGAAGCGCCTAGTCTCGGTGACAGGTGAAGCTGGTACAGGCAAGACTACAATCATCCGACATACATGCGACATGTTGAAGGCGAATGATGTCTCATTTGCTGTCGCCGCGCCTACTGGTAAAGCAGCACGACGCATTCGTGAAGCCACTGGCTACCCAGCAGTCACCATCCACAAGCTGCTTGAGTTCAACAAGCCTGAGATTGATGAAGAAACTGGCACGCCTACCAGCGTGAGCGGTCCACAACGTACACGTGGCAATCCGCTTGAGTATGATGTAGTGATCGTCGATGAGTACGCGATGGTCAGTACTGCTCTACACCGCGACTTAGTAGCAGCACTCCCTTACAAGGGTTGTCTGCGTGTGTTCGGTGACGTGCGTCAACTACCACCTATTGAGAACAGTGACTTAGCTGATCCCACTTCACCATTCCAGAAGTGTCTAGCTATGCCTAATACTGTCACACTACAGAA